GGTAAAAAAGGTTGTCCTGTTCTTTCTAGGGCTGAGTTAATGGAACTTACTAATTTAAGGGATGCTGATGCAAGAAGAGTTGCAAAATCATTATTACAATTTGGTATCCCTGTAATTTCAGGTCCAAAAGGTGGGTATTATATTGCTAATAATAATAAAGATATTAAAGAGTATATTGAATTTTTGCAGATTCATATTGATGGAACTGAACAAGTAAAAGATACAATGAAAAAAATTATGAAAAATAATTTATTCAAAAATGTAAATAAAGAAGTTTATTAAATTATTTTAAGGGGGGAAGAATGAATAGTAAATATAATTATGAATTTAATAAAGAAAATTGCCCCTACAAAGATGTGTGTTCCTTAGTTAGTGATGAAAATCATTGTAATAGTTCCTGTCTTAGATTTATGGAAATAGATTATTTACTTTATATGAGTAGATTACCAAAAAGTAAAATGAAAGCATTAACCCTTGTTCCTGAGGTTGAGGACCTTGATAGTTTTAAAAGATTAAAGGAAATAAAAGATAATATTGTTGAATTTGTTGAAAGTGGGAGTAGTTTATATTTATTTTCTATGAATACAGGAAATGGTAAAACAAGTTGGGCTATAAAACTATTACTTAAATACTTTGATGAGGTGTGGTGTGGTAATGGGTTTAAACCAAGAGGTTTATTTATTAATGTCCCTAATTTTCTTAGAATGGTTACTGAAAATGTGACTAATCCGAATGATGACTTTATTGAACTAAAACGTTTAATAGCGGATGTTGATTTAGTTATTTGGGATGATATTGGTGCAACAAAATTAAGTGATTATGACCATAAAAATCTATTATCATTTATTGACCAAAGGATTCTTGGTGAAAAATCAAATATTTATACAGGTAATTTACCTGGAGATTGTTTACCTGATGCTCTTGGGCAAAGGTTAGCAAGTAGAGTATTTAATGAGTCCTCTATCATTGAACTTTTGGGGCAGGATAGAAGAGGTATGATGCTATGATAAACACAATAGAACTTCAACTATTAAATAAAATATTACAAGATAAATCAACAAGAATATTAACATACAATGGTATAGATGAAAGTTATTTTCCTAATTTTAAAAATGAGTATAATTTTATAATTAACCATTACAAAAAATATGGAACAACACCTGATAAGGAAACTATTATATCAAATAATGATATAAAAATGGAATTTTTTGATGTAAATGAGTCAGAGGAATATTTAATTTATGCTCTTAAAGAGCAGCATTTATTTGATTTACAAGTAGATGCTATGAGAAAAATGAGTGATTTATTAAATGAAGATAGTTTTAAGGCACTTGAGTATTTTAAATCAACCGCCTCAAGATTATTTAGTGAGATAAAAGTACAAGGAAAAGACATAATTAAAGACAGTAGTAGATTACAGACAGTTCTTGATAAAAAAAGTGGTGTCCAAGAAACTATTAAAACAGGATTAAAGGAACTTGATGATGTTGTTTATGGATGGAATCCTGGTGAGGAACTTGTAACAGTTGTTGCAAGAACAGGTCAAGGAAAAACTTGGTTGTTATTGTGGTTTTTAGTTGCTGCATGGAAGCAAGGAAAAAGAGTTGGACTTTATAGTGGCGAGATGACTGAGGAAAGAATTGGTTATAGAATTGATACTATTATTAATAACTTTAGTAATAGAGAATTATTAAGAGGGACAATACCTGAAATTGATGACTATAAGGAATACTTAAATGATTTGGCTAAAAATGAAACACCTTTTTATGTATTAACTACTAAACACCTTAATGGAAGAGCAACTGTATCAGAGTTATGCAATTTTGCAAAAATTAATAACCTTGATATACTTGGTGTTGACCAATATACCTTATTGAAAGATGAAAGAGCAGGAAAATCAAGTAGTACAAGGGAACAATTAGAACATATTAGTGCTGATTTATTTGATGCTAGTATTGAACTAGGAATACCTATTATTGTGTTATCACAATCAAATAGAGGTGGTGTAAAAGCAGAACAAGAAAATGGGACACCAGATGTTGAGAATATTTATGGGGCGGATGCTATTGCTCAAAATGCAACTAAAATTATAACTATTAGGCAAACAGGGGCAGGATTTGAAATGTCAATTAAGAAAAATAGGGATGATAAAATTGGGGACACATTATTATATTTTTGGGATATAGATCGTGGAACAATGAAGTATATTCCTAATATGAGTGAAACAGAAAAAATTAAAAGTGTAAAAAGTCAATTTAAAGACTTAAGAGATGTTTTTTAATGATTAAAATAAAAAATAATGTTATATCAACTCCTGTAAATGAAATATTAAATGTGTTATTAAAAGAACTAAAGTTTAGGGGAATTAATTATTTAAGGACTCTAAAAGTAATAGGTAATAATGTTCAAACTTGTTGCCCCTATCATAATGGGGGTAAAGAAAGGTCACCTAGTTCAGGGGTGCTCTTAACAGATAATGATAGGTCAGAAGCAGGAACATTTCATTGTTTTGCTTGTGGTAAAACTTCAACATTACAAGAATTGGTAAGTCACTGTTTTGGTTATGATGATCAAGGTAGATTTGGGGAAGATTGGTTATTAGATAACTTTAAAAATTCACTTGTGCTAACAAGATATGATACCCTTAAAAGTATATTAGACAACAATAGAAAAACGATTGTAGGCGAAATTATGGGGGTAGAAGAACGTGAATTAAGTAGTTATAGGTTTATACACCCTTATATGTATAAAAGAAAATTAACTGATGAGATAATTAGTGAATTTGATGTTGGATATGACATAAATACAAATTGTATTACCTTTCCTACTTGTGATAAGGATGGAAAATGTTTATTTATAACTAGAAGACATGTTGAAAAAAAGTTTTATCATATGCCTATTGGGGTTAAAAAACCTGTTTATGGACTAAATAAAATAACTATTGATATGAAAGAAGTTGTTGTGTGTGAAAGTATTATAAATGCTTTAACACTTTGGACTTGGGGGATACCTGCTGTTGCCTTATTAGGAACAGGAACAAAAGAGCAATATGAAATATTAAGAAATACACAAATTAGAACCTTTATATTAGCGTTTGATGGTGATGATGCAGGATATAGGGCAACTAATAGATTTATTATGGAAGTAAAAAATAAAATTATATTTTATTATATATTACCTAATGGTAAAGATATAAATGATTTAACCTATGAAGAATACAAAAAATTAGAAAAAAGAGGAGTTTAAAAAATGGGTAGAATTAATGTAAGTGAAATTGATGATTATCAAATTAGTAACAGTGGTGAGTTTTTTCAATTAAAAGATGATGGGGATTCAAAGATAGTTTATATTCTTGCTGAAACACCAGATGATATTGAGGCATTTGTAATTCATAAAGTTACTATTGATGGAAAGCAACGAAATGTTTGTTGCCTAAGAAAAGCAGGGGACCCAATAGACTATTGTCCATTGTGTGCTGCTGGTGTTAAACAAGATGTAAGATTATTCTTACAACTATATGATACAGAAGATGGAAAAGTAAAAGTATGGGATAGAGGAAAAAGTATTATAAAAGATGTTGAAACTTTCTTTAGAAGAAATAACCCTTTATATAAAGCACCTGCTGAAATTATTAGAAAAGGGGCTAAAGGAGACCAAAAAACTTCTTATACAATTTATCCTGTTGCTGATAAGAATTATCAAGAAGCAACAAAAGATATTTTAGGGTATAAGGTAGAAGTATGTGCACCTGATAAGGCAATTATTTTGGACAAAACTTATGAAGAATTAGAATCATATTTAAAGAGTGGTAACTTTGGTGCTGTTAGTGGTAGTGTTCAACCAACACAACCTCAAGTGTCACGAGTAGCAACACCACAAGCACCAGCATCTCAAAAACAACAGTTCACAAGAAGAACTTGGTAATATGGCATTATTTAATTTACCAAATAGGAGTAATAAAGAAGAGATAATTGAAAAAGTTAAAAAGCAAAGTTCTACTAAAACAGTATCACAAAAAGTAGCAATAACAACTCAAAAAATTAATTCTCTATTAGGTAAATATAAAGATGATTATTTATTAATAATAAAAGAGAATGAGTTAAAAGACTTTATAGATAAATGTATTGAAAATGGCATTGTTGCTATTGATACTGAAACTATGGGGCTAGACCCTATTGAAGATGATATTGTAGGAATTAGTATAAAAACACCTAATAATAAGGCTGTTTATATACCATTAAATCATATAACTTTATATTCAAGGCAAAGAATTAATAATCAGTTAAGTAAGGATATTGTAAGACCTTATATACAAAAGTTAGTTGATAATTGTGCTTTAATTTTTCATGAGGCTGTTTTTGATATAAGAATTTTTAAGTGGCAACTTAATATAAATATAAACTTTGACCACGTTTATTGGGATACAAAAGTAGGGGCTCATGTTTTAAATGAAAATGAAGAACATGGATTAAAGAAACTTTATAGTAAATATATATCAAAAGATGATGATATAGCAAGATTTAGTGACTTATTTAATTCTAAATTTAATGAAGTTCCTATTGAATCAGCATATATATATGCTGCTCATGATGCTGAGATGACATTTGAATTGTATAATTTTCAATATGAGTTTTTAAATGTTGATAATATAAATAATGGTAAATACAGTGGCATTTCATATTTATTTAACTATGTTGAAATGCCTTGTTTAGCACCAACTATGGAAATGATGGATAATGGTATTGGGTTAGATGAAAACCTTTCTAATGAGTTAAAAGAAAAATATGAGAATTTATTAGAAGATGCTAAAAAGAGGTTTTATAATGAAGTAGAAGTTTATAGGGATAAAATAAATATATATAATTCTAGTAACTTTGGAAAATTAGATAACCCCATAAACTATTGAAGCCCAAAACAATTAGGTATTTTATTATATGATATTATTGGTATTGATGTAGTTGATAAAGAGCACCCAAGAGGAACAGGGGAAGAGATTATAACACAGATTAATTTACCTATTTGTAAGGAATTATTAGTATGTAGGGAGTATGAAAAAATGCTTAATACATATGTTAATAAATTACCAAAAAGTGTTAGTAAACGAACAGGAAGAGTGCATTGTGTTTTTAACTCTTGTGGAACAGTTACAGGGAGATATAGTAGTAGTAATCCTAATTTACAAAATATACCATCATACAATGATGATATTAGAAAAATGTTTATTCCTAAAAAGGGGTATTGTTTTGTTGGTAGTGATTATAGTCAGCAAGAACCAAGAATATTAGCACAATTAAGTGGTGATGAGGCACTAAAACAAGCATATAAAGATGGAAAAGATATATATGCTTGGATTGCTAGTTTAGTTTATAAAGTTCCTTATGAG